CGTGTGCGAGGAGTAGCGTAAATTTTTTTAATTATTTTTAGATTATGGTAGTATTATATCAAGGATGCACAGGAGACAACGTGCGAGTTATCCAAGAAGCACTTGGAATTGACGTTGACGGCATATTTGGGCCGATCACAGAACACTTCGTTAAGGAGTATCAAAAAAACAAAGGACTATGGGCAGACGGCATTGTTGGCCCTAAGACGTGGACAATGTTGCAGCTTGCAACCACAGACAAGCAAGAGGCGGATACACAGCCTGAACACTTTGCAGATTTAGACATTAGAAACCACTACCTGCCAAAAGGCGAGTATCTGGAAGGGCCTACTAAAAAGGAGTATCTGTTTCTACATCACACAGCAGGATGGCATAACCCTTACAAGTGTATTGATAATTGGGGACGTGATAAGCGTGGACGAATTGCAACCGAGTTTGTTATTGGAGGGCCGTCAATCTTTAACACAGACTTCGAGTACGATGGCGAGATTGTCAAGTGTATTCCAGATGGAGGCTATGCTTGGCACTTAGGCAAGAATGGTAACCAATCAATGCACACAGATAGCGTTGGTATTGAGGTGTGCAACTTTAGTTACATAAAAGACGGCAAATGTTACGCAGGGCACAAAGTCCACGAGGAGCAAATAGTTAAACTTGACAAGGCGTTTAAGAATAAACAGTATTGGCACAGATACAGCGACAAGCAACTGAACTCACTAAAGCACTTGATTGAGTTTATAGGCAACCGAGACAACATTGACGTTAGAAAGGGATTGCCTGAACTGGTAAAAGAAAAAGGTGCAACAGCATTTGAGTGGAACGTGGATGCGTACTACGGCAGAGTCAAAGGACTATGGACTCACAGCAACACCAACAAGTACAAAAGCGATATGTTCCCACAGCAGGAGTTGCTTGATATGTTAGTAAGCCTATGACACGCTACGAACGATTTGAGTACCTGCGAGATAAGGGATGGACGTACAATCCTGAGACTGGCGAAATATTTACCTCAAGAGGTAAGGTTTGCAAGAATTTAACAAATTTAGGTTATGTTCAATGCGTTATTTCTATGTATAAAAATGGCAAACCTGTTAAAGTTTATATTTTAAAAGGGCATCACTTTGCTTGGTTTTGGGTTAATGGCAATGTCGAAATAAATGAGATTGATCACATTAATAGAAACAGAACGGATAATCGTATTTGCAACTTGCGTAATGTTACTCAGCAAGTAAACGTATGGAATAATAATAGCAAAGGATATACTTACCGAAAGCAGCGTAAAAAGTATCAAGCACAAATTGGAGTAAACTGCAATGTGAAATACTTAGGATGCTACGACACACCAGAAGAGGCAAGGCAGGCCTATCTAAACGCTAAACAAAAATATCACGTTATATGATTGACGTAGTACTTCTCACAATAGGATTAACACTAATATTATGGCTTATCGTTATGGAATGGTCTTGATGCTCTTTTGGGCATTGACTACAAAAGCACAGATACATTACAGGCCTGTTAGTTTGCCTGACACGGCAACACTACACCTAACAGAAATCCACTATCCTGTGGACGGTGTATTGGTTAGTGGACACGGATGGCGTAACGGCAGGATACATCACGGACTTGACATATCACACAACAACAGAGATACCGTTTATAGTTCGTGGTTAGGGCGTGTGCGATACGCTAAGACGGGATACAATGGTGGATATGGTTATTTGGTTATTGTTACACACCTGAACGGCTTAGAGACGTATTATGCACACCTTAGGGAGTTATTAGTTGAGGAAGGCGATTGGATACCGCAAGGCTGTCCAGTAGGTATTGTCGGAAGTACCGGTAACTCATTAGGGCCACACCTACATTATGAAGTACGTTATCAAGGACTGTCAATTGATCCAGAGGACGTAATTGGCAAGCACACTATACACTTGCACAGACACAACAAGATATTTAAGGTTAAATAACAACTACAGGTTAAATACACGTAATATGGGAGAGTTTCCAAACAAACTACAACAATGGGAAAAGGGTAAGTCAGGCAATCCCAATGGACGGCCAAAAGGCAGTAAGAACAGAGCGACAATTGTACGCAAGTGGTTAGATGCTTTTGTCAAAGGTTTAGACCTGCAAGGCAACGAGGTTGATATGACAGCAGAGGATAAGATGACGTTAGAGCAAATCAAGAAAGCCTTTACAGGAGACACGACTGCATACAACGCACTTATGAACTCTGGTTATGGTCAACCAAAGCAAGAGATTACAAACGAGCAAAAGACTGAGTTGATTATCCAACCTGTTAACGAGGAGGTGCGTAAGGCAATAGAAGACAATTGATACTTACCTCGTCATATCGCAACATCGTCACAGACTTACACGACTCACGGATAAGCATTGTACAAGGTGGAACGTCAGCAGGTAAGACGTATGCCATACTTCAAGCGTTAATCATTGGAGCGTATAAAGGCAGCATCACAGGACTTATCTCAATTGTATCCGAGTCATTGCCACATTTAAAGCGTGGTGCATTACGTGACTTTAAGAAGATACTACAGGACAACGAGTTGTATAGTGTAAGCAATCACAACCGTACAGATAACACCTACACAATCAACGATACAACATTCGAGTTCTTTAGTGCTGACCAAGACGATAAACTAAGAGGTGCAAGACGTGATTATCTATTTATAAACGAGGCTAACAACATATCTTATCAAGCGTGGTCAGAGTTGTTTATTAGAACACGGAAGTGGTCAATCATTGACTTTAATCCTGTTGCTGAATTCTGGGCACACACGGAGATACTTGGACATCCAGAGGAGGACTTTAGAGATAAGGTGCGATTTATCAAACTAAACTACACGCACAACGAAGCACTTGACCAGGTAACCATTGACAACATCGAAAGCAGAAAGCACGATCCTGATTGGTGGCAGGTGTATGGACTTGGTGAGGTAGGTACACCAACAGGTGTTATCTTTCCTCCATCTGTTTGGTCAGTTGGTGAGTTGCCTAAAAATGCAAGGTACATCTGCTCAGGAATGGACTTTGGAGAGTCTAATCCAACAACACTAATCGACCTATGGCAACACGATGGTATTGACTACTATGACGAGATACACTATGAGGCAGGGTTTGGATTTGAGAAGTTAATGTCTGTAATACGTGCAGGAGACGTAAGGCGTATGGTTGTGGCTGATCCATCACACGAGACCGTTATCCGTCAATTAGGACAACACGGTGTTCAGATAATGGGAGTCAAGAAGTTTAGAGGCTCAGTTGATGGTGGACTTGCTATGATGAAGGCAAAGCCGTTTGTTGTGACCAAGAGGTCAATCAATCTAATCAAGGAACTACGCAACTATGTTTACGAGCGTACAAGGTCAGGCATACTACTTGACACACCACGCAAATACCTTGATCACGCTATTGATGCAAGCAGGTACGCCAAGTTGCACAGCAGTAGAGCGTTTAGTATAAAGTAAAGTATGAGTAAAGAAAAGTTAGTTTTAGACGTTTGTTGTGGGCCTAAAGGTATGTGGTTTGATAAGCACGATGACAGAGCATTGTACCTTGATATAAGGCGTGAGACTCACGTTGACCACTATCCTTGTGGTACGAAAACCAACATTATCAATCCTGACATAATAGGAGACTTTACAAACATCAATCAACCTGACAACTCGTTTTATCACGTTGTATATGATCCTCCACACATTAAAAGAAACAAACTTGGCCAAATGACTAAAAAGTATGGCCGTCTTGAGGAGGGGTGGCAGGATATGATTAGGCAAGGATTTAAGGAGTGCTTTAGAGTTCTAAAACCAAATGGCACTTTAATATTCAAATGGAACGAGGTGCAGTTTCCAATTAAGGACATCTTAAAGCTTACCGACAAGAAGCCATTGTATGGCCACAAGTCAGGCAAGAAAATGCAAACGCATTGGGTTTGCTTTATTAAGTAGTCAATCGTCCATAGTACGACCAACCCAATAGAAGATGCCTAAGATGTAAGCCGTGCAAAACACAATGATCAAGATGCTTTGTAAGTCCATAACTTAAAGGTACAAAAAAGCCCCAACCAATTAAGGCTGAGGCTCTGAACTAAACACAAGAAATATCCTTCTTCAAGTCTAAGATACAACTCTTAGACATTTATCCAAATACTATCCTTGCAAAGTGTTGATATATCTACATTCTATGCTGTAGCAATGCCGTAGCAATGCCGTAGCAATGCTAAAAGAATAGAATAGAAAAGAAAAGAACATAATACAATACAACATAAAACAACAGATTTGTAGTGCAAAATGACTTTGAATATTATTGTCTATATTTAGGGCAAACGTAACCAATGGCAATTAAGACACTATTTATTCCGTTAGACCAAGCGGAAAGCACAAGCGAAACACAAAACATAAGAGACCGGTATGATCGGTTTCAAGAAAAGACTAAGAAGTTCGACTCTCGGCAAATTAACGATATGAATC